ACGTTTTTTAGCAACGTATTTATTAAATTTCTGTACCATTAAAACTCCTCTTTAACAGTTTCTAACCTACCGTTAGTTCTATTATAAAATAACCTACCAGCTACACCAGCATCTCCCGTTTCACGGCACTTTAATACCCTCATGGTGGTGGTATTAGCTTCATCGTCATCATCAGCCTGTGTGTCTCTCTCCAAGGCTATGACAGTATCGCTAACTTGACTTATGCCGTGTGATCCTCTCAGATGACTTAGGTTAATCTCTGCACCATCTTCATGTGACCTGTCAGAGTTCATGCGTCTAAGATGCGTTACTAAATGTATAGCACAACCTGTCTCTTGTGTCAACTGTCTCAACATGGTCATGGTGCGATCAATAGCTTTACGTTCATCCTGTATGTCAAGACCACTGATTAAGATACTGAGATGATCTATAAAAATAACTTTACAATCTAAACCGACAACCATGTACCTAACCCTGTTTAACAAATCTTCACAATCCATTGATCCAAAATGATCGTACAAGTATACCTTATCAGTACCTAAAGTTTTGTCAAAGAAAACTTTTATATCCTCTTTAGAGTATTTACCAAAAACTTCGTTAAGATGTAACTTATCATTAGCTTCAATGGAAAGTATACCTCTGCGAGTTCGATCAATTGACTCTTCTAAAGCTATAATACCAATGTTAAAATCATTGTTTTTGATGTAATAATGTTGTAATTCCCTGAGAAAACTAGACTTACCTACCCCTGTTCCTGCCGCCCAAGTAACTATTTCACGGGGGCGGATGCCTAATGTTTTCTCCTGTAGTTTTTCCCAAGGAAAAGGTATACTCTCTAGGTTTTGTTCAGACCACAGGCGGTCAAAATTATTACTAGCGTTTTCTATACCACTTGGAGTGTAAATAATAGCGTCCTTCAAGTGCGACATAAACTCTTGTTGCATATTTTTAGAGGTATATTCACAGGAATCTTTAAGCTCTAGATTAACAATCCTAGCTTTACCGGGACTAAATAGTCTAGCAACCTTTTCAGAAGCTACCTTACCTTGATCGTCACTGTCAAAACAAATAAAGACACGCTCAAACCTCTCAAGCATCTCAAGATTAGCTTTTATATCGCGTTCAGCACTGGCAACACCTGATTTAATGGAAAAGGCAGGAACAAGAGTTCTTTTTAAAGATATAGTATCGGAAGTAGGTTTAATCCTATTGGCTATTTGAAAAGCCGCTAAAGCATCTGCTTCTCCCTCAGTGATGATAACTGTGTTACCTAATTCAAAGTTTTTAGCCTTAGCCATAGTATGTACGCCAAACATATCAGCAATAGAAAAATCACCACTGGTCTTAAAATTCTTAGAACTGTCCCTGTACTTGGTTGCTACCTGAACTCCATCACTACAATAAGGAAACTCAACTGAATCGTATTCAACCGTAACATCATAAAAATTAGTAACGGCCTGTGAAATATTACGCTCTGACCACTTTAGACTAGGATTTAAAATGTTTTTAGATTTAATAGGTATTACTTCTGCTCTCTCCAATGTACTTCTCCAAGATAGACAACTAAAACAATAAGTGTGATCAGTATAGATGGACATGGCATCACTTGATTCACAATCGGGACAAGGTTGATGTGCGCGAATTATTTTTGACTCTTCATACTGCATTAATAGCTACTCGTTTCATATGTAACATTTAACTTAACAGCATCGTGCTCAAAAACTTTTTCAGTTAAAACATCCGTCAATGCTTCAAGAGCTTCAGGACTAAGACAAAAATCTACGGTAACGGAACCAACTTTGTCGGAATGTTTTGTGGTTTTATTACCCTTAGACTTTTTATCTTCAATTATATACTCAGAAACAATATCAATTTTTAAATTTTCAATCATCCTTAATCCTCCCATTTAAGTTTATAATAAATCTTACCTTCTACGTCAATAGACTTTGCATTAGGATCAAGGTTTTGCTCACCTACATGGTGCCACTTTGCACCAGCATCCATCTCTTCTTGAAACTTATTCAGTGCATCAGCATTGACTTCTGTAAATAGTATTGGGAATATTAATAAAAAAATCACTATTCAATCTCCTTCAGTTTGTGTTTGATCTTGCGAGTATACTTTCTTTTACCCTTTTTTGCAAGCACTATTTTATGACCAAGTGCTCTCAGCCATTTCCAATCGGGATTACGCATCAGATTTAGGGAGACTATCCCACACTTTCTTTTTAATCTTAGCTTTAATCGGTCTACCAAAAATATATTCTACGTCTGAATAGACATCATCCGTGTTAGCAGGAATTGTGGTTCCCTTCCATACCTTGGGGTTATACCGTATCGTAACCCATTTCCAGCCTTCGGTGACAACTTCTACTTGTCTCCATCCAGAGCCTATTCTTGGGGCATAATCAAAAAGATTAACTCTCACAGTTTTCCTCCAATTTTTTAAGATACCACCCGGCCTTGGACAAATCCTGTTTTGGATTACCTTTGTGTTTGTATCTGATAATATATTTCAAAGCATTGCCTTTAAGATAACCTAAGAACTCTTCCTTGGTCATGGACATCTTAATAATGTCTATGGCTTCAACAGAAAGCATATTGTAATGCTCTGGGCTATTGACAGGATCACTCATGGCAAACGTTTTTCAATAGAGTTTAATAACTGCAAGAAAAAAACTATAAGACTAGTCATCTTTTTTATACCTCTCTGTAATTCGGTTAATCTCTTCTTGCCAATCATCATCAATATACACATTGCGAATTTCTTTAGAACAAGTATGGCAAATATCTAGTTTCCTAGATGGCTGTAAGATAACGTCACAAATAGCGCACCTCATTTTAACTCCTTATACTTGAAACTATAACCGAAGTCAAGTTGTGATTGGTCAGTAGTTCCCAATATAAAATCAACTGTGTAAGTGCCATTGCGCGTACCTTTTTGGTTAAAATTAATTTCAATATTATTATCTTTGGCAAAAGACAAAAGTAATGTTTTTAATCGTTGTTCATTCATGCTTTTATCTTTACTATGGAACCAGTGATCATTTTGTACATATTAGCTTCATATGCTAAAATCCTCTGGTCTAATGATTTGGGTTTGGCTACTACACCATTGCCTATGTAGATACCAGTGTTCCAATCGGGTTTTACTTGGGGTGTTTTTTTAGCTTTCATGGTTTGTTAATCTCCCTATGATTATAAAAAATAGCATTACGTTTGGCTATCTCTTCTGCTGTTACACGTTTCTCTACTGCATGATCCGTAATTAGACGGTGTATACCGTTCCAATCTTTATCCCTCTGGGCATCTATCTTGTCATAGTCCCATATTTTGTCACTCTGTCTTCTTTTCATGTTCTCTCCATATTGATACTAAGTGCACTTAGTACTATGTGATACTAAGTGCACTTAGTACTATGTGTTAATACTCTATTGTAGTACTATGTGTACTAAGTGTATAAAATATACGATGTTGAATTATTTGTCAAGTATTAATTTATATTCTCTGGAACATTGTGTTGCAAGTTAGACATAAAGTCTTCTATTATTAACTTTAGATAAAATAAATGGTTGTCTTTTTTATTAGAAATTGCCAGTTGAACTATACCTTCGCATAGTTCTCTGTCTACTTCAGCGTATTCGCTTAATATCTCGATCATTAATGCCGCTTCTGCGTCAAGTAAATATGGATTACCCATTATATCTTTTCCTAAAATATTCTTTGCGTTTTTCTTCACTTGCATATTTATACCAATCGGGCAAAAAATTAGTTCGGCTTTCTTGGTAGTTCTTCCAAACTAAAAAAGCTTTTTGTTCGTCTTTATCCATGAATTGCACCTAGTATGGTAAAAGCGATAATTATACATCCGCAAAATATGCCAAGATAAATTAAATCTAGTATGTCTTTTCTTTTCATATCTTTTCCTTTTGTTATTGTCTGGCGGATTATAACATATGTTTTAAATGTAGTCAAGTAAAATAAAACTTGACATCGTTTTTACTTTATGTTATACAATAGATATCTTTAACAAAACGAGGGAAATACAATGTTAAAAATTGATACTTTAAGCACTGAAGATGGAACCAACGGTTTTCGTTTTCGCGTCTATCTTTTGTCAAAGCCAATTTGTTCTGGGTTTTTCCGTAAACATCCAACCAAAAACAAATGGTTAAAGTTTGCTAAGTTAAAGGTTTTTAATCAGTTTAGCATTGGACATAATACTTTATATGTTCAAAGGTTAAATGCTAAAAAATCTAGAAAGACTAGTAAAACTTTTGTAACTAGACAGCAAAAATGGCTGGCATTTCCGCAAATTAATTTTTAATAAAATAAGGAAGGTAAATAGACAATGTGTAATTAATTTTACACATTGTCTTTTTTAGTTGACACGGTTTTTTATTTGTGCAATATTGAATTATCTTAAATCAATAGGGAATTAAAATAATGTCAAGAATGTTTAAAACAGACGCAGAAATTAGACGGTTTATTAACCTACAGTTAATGACCGTTAATGATGCACCGGATACGTTAAAAGATAAATATTCTACTTTTGTATCTTGTGTTTCAGACGATAGACAAATAAGCTTTATTCCGTCTTTCAAACAATGGCTAGGGAGA